TGCTTCTTTTGAGAACGTAGGTTCAACTGATGCAATCGTTACAGTAACTTATGCTTGTGCAGGTACTGCTTCTGGCGGTGCAGCAAGCGTAACTTGTGTGTATACAGTCCGTGGTTCAGATGGCGTTGCTAATCCTTCTACCACACAGAACTAATTAGGAGCATCACATGACGATGCAAACAGACGTTAAAAGCGCACATCTTAGTGATGTGGGGTCTTACTATGTAGGTCGTACTCGTTTACGTGGTTTTGTTGTAGCTCCTAAAGCCAGTACAGCGGCCACGTTTGAAATTAGAAATGGTAGTTCTACTGGTGCTATTTTATACACGATGGACATAGCGAGTCTTGGCACACCAAATACAACTTCTGTGTTAATTCCCGGAGAAGGTATTTTGGCATCTACTGGGCTATATTTAACATTAAGCGTGGGTTCCGTCACAGGAATCACGGTGTTTTATGGCTAAGAGTCCAGCATGGCAACGCAAAGAAGGGAAGAATCCGAACGGAGGCTTAAACGCCAAGGGTCGGGCATCCGCAAAGAAGGAGGGGATGAATTTAAAGCCTCCCCAACCCGAGGGCGGATCAAGGAAGAAGTCCTTCTGCGCGAGAATGTCAGGGATGAAAGCAAAACTTACGTCCCCCAAAACAGCAAATGATCCAGATTCAAGGATTAACAAAAGCCTTCGGGCATGGAAGTGCTAAATGAACAACCATGATGTAAAAACTATGACCGATGGAGCCGCAGTAGTCGTAGGACTAGGCGGTTTTATGCAGTGGTTCCCACCTGTTGTGGGACTTGTTGGTGGTCTATTGACTATCGTGTGGCTGTGCTTGCGTATATGGGAAACCGATACAGTTAAAGCTTGGAGAAAACCAAATGCCAGCAACTAGTTTAAAGCAAAAAAAGTTTATGGATGCGGTGGCTCACAACCCCGCATTTGCCAAGCAAACTGGGGTTCCTCAATCTGTTGGGATGGACTTTAGCGAAGCTAGTAAGGGTATGAAGTTTGGTAGCGGCTCTCGTAGCAGGGCTGACCTCCAAAAGGTTAACAATCCTGATACCAGACACGGTAAGATGGAAGTTATGAAAAAAGGGGGCTCAGTCGAGCCTAAAATTAAACACAAGGAGATAAACATGAAAAAGATGTCAAATGGTGGAATTACTTCCGCAAAAATGGGTTCAGTTAAAACAGGCGCTCCCAGCCGTGACGGTATTGCTGAAAAAGGCAAAACCAAAGGTACAGTCATCAAAATGTCTGGTAGCACTCCTTTAGGTATGAAAAAAGGTGGCATGACCAAGAAGATGAATATGGGCGGCAAGTCCTGTTAATTAGGAGTTAATCATGGCTCTTGAAGATTTAAAACCTAAATTAAACAAACCTGAGAAGGAAGGGTATACCTACCGTTCCCCCAATCAGACCAATGCTAAAAGTTACTTACCTCATCCTAAAGAAGATGTAATAGCGTCGCAGTCTGCTGATAATGCTAGGATTAAAAAAGGTTTAGACGCATCTGCTGAAAGAGCCTATAACCGTTTACAACAGCAAGAAGCTGGCGGTAGAGCCGTTACTCGTACTGGCGGGCGTGCAGGGGCTGCTGGAGCTGCTCTAGAAGGTGGGTATGAGCTTGGTAAATATATAGATGAAAAGACTGGCCTTGGTAAAAAGATGGTTGATGAGTCTGGGCTTGGTGATTTAGCTGAAGAAATGGCTACACCCAGCGAGAAAGTTGAGCTGTCTGAAGAGTCTAAAGCTCGTATTGCACGGGGTGATTTGGATGAAAAACCTAAAGCTAAAGCTAAACCCCGTGCAAGTAAAGGATCTGAAGGTAGCGGTGGTGGTGGTAATCTTCGTTCAGAGCCTAAAAGCAGAATGTTAATGGAAAACAGAGAGCCTAAAGATGAAGCCATGAAACGTGGCGGCGTTGCTAGAACATCTTCTTCTAAAAGAGCTGATGGTTGTGCTACCAAAGGGTTTACTAGGGGTAAATACTTATGATGGCCTCACGTGGTATGGGCGATATCAGCGCATCTAAAATGCCTAAAGGCAAAAAAACTGCCCGCAAGGACGACACTGATTTTATGAAGTATAAAAAAGGTGGGCTTGCTCAACAAGCGGCTACAGCTATTGCCATGAAAGAAGCAGGCAAGAAGCCAAAGAAAATGGCTGCTGGTGGAGAATTAAAGGAAGTTCCAGAAGACAACACTGGACTTTCAAAATTACCCACCGATGTGCGTAACAAAATGGGTTATTTAAAAGATGGTGGCGGTGTAAATGCGGCAGGTAATTACACTAAACCTGAAATGCGTAAGCGGATTGTGGCCCAAGTAAAAGCCGCCGCTACACAAGGCACAGGTGCAGGGCAATGGTCAGCACGTAAAGCGCAGCTTGTAGCCAAGAGGTATAAAGCGGCAGGTGGAGGATATAGAGATTGAAAGCACCGCAGCAATCCCTCAAAAATTGGGGCGACCAGAAGTGGCGTACCAAGAGTGGAAAGCCGTCTAGTAAAACAGGCGAAAGGTATCTACCCGAAGCAGCTATCAAGTCTTTATCTTCTTCAGAGTATGCAGCGACTACCCGTGCTAAACGTGCGGGGAAAGCGGCAGGAAAACAGTTTGTAGCTCAACCTAAAACAATTGCAAAGAAAACAGCAGGATTTAGATAATGGCTAACACATCGGGCGCAACCTCATTTAACCTAGACCTCACTGAGATCGTTGAGGAGGCTTTTGAACGGATTGGTTCTGAAGTTCGTACTGGATACGACCTTAGAAGTGCTCGCCGTAGTCTTAATATCATGTTTGCTGATTGGGCAAACCGTGGCATCAACATGTGGACAATGGACTCTGGGGTAATTAACCTCGTACAGGGCCAAAATACATACGCATTGCCTAACGATACGGTGGATTTAATTGAGCACGTGATCCGTACGCAAGCCAACAGCACTTCAAATCAGGCTGACTTGACCATCACACGTATTAGTGTTTCTACCTATGCCACACTTCCTAACAAATTACAGCAAGCTAGACCTATTCAAGTCTGGGTGCAACGTTTAGATGGGCAGCAGTATTTCACTTCTTCTACGTTAGCTACTGCTATTGGTACAACGGATACAACGATTACGCTTTCATCTGTGGTTGGGCTTCCCTCAACTGGATTTATCAAGATAGATAGCGAAACAATTAACTACGGATACATCAGTAACAACCAATTGGGTAACTGTTTCCGTGCACAGAACAACACCACTGCCGCTTCTCATTCAGTTGGGGCGGTTGTTAGCTTTCAAAATTTGCCAGCGGTTACTGTATGGCCTACGCCAGACAACGCTCAACCCTATCAGTTTGTTTATTGGAGACTTCGCCGTACGCAAGATGCGGGCGGTGGCGTGAACGTGATGGACGTTCCTTTTAGATTTATTCCTTGCATGGTTGCAGGATTAGCATATTATTTGAGTGGTAAGTCTTCTGACTTGCAGCGTATCCCTATGTTAAAGGCTCAGTATGACGAGGCTTGGGATTTGGCGGCACAAGAAGATAGGGAGACCGCAGCATTGCGGTTTGTACCTCGTCAACAGTTTATTGGGTCAAGTGTCTAATGGCAAATAGGTTTGCCTCAGGTAAGAACTCGATTGCCGAGTGTGATCGATGCGGGTATAGGTACAAGCTGACAACGTTAAGGAAAGAGGTCATCAAGACCAAAACTTATAACTTGTTGGTGTGTCCAGCCTGTTGGGATCCAGATCAGCCTCAGTTGTTACTGGGTATGTTTCCAGTAGATGATCCACAAGGTATTCGTGATCCCAGACCGGATCGAAGCTATGTGGCTTCTGGGTTATTGGCAGACGGTTATCAGGGTGAAGGTAGTCGAATTTTTCAATGGGGCTGGAACCCTGTTGGTGGAGCAAGCAGCTTTGATTCGGCATTAACGCCAAATGACTTGATGCTTAATGTGCAAGTTGGTACAGTTACAATAGTTACAACGTAGGAGTTAATCATGGCAAAAAGTGATATGAAAGAAGACATGAAAATGGATGTCTCGCAAGACAAAGCCCTTATTAAAAAGGCTTTCAAACAGCACGATAAACAAGAGCATAAAGGCGGTAAAGGCACGATGCTAAAGCTTGCTAAAGGTGGAAAAACCAATATGCAGATGCTTAAGATGGGCCGTAACTTAGCTAAAGTGGCTAACCAACGCCGTACAGGAAGAGGTGGTTAAGATGGCTACATATAGTAAAAAAATGGGCGGTAAAGAAGTAGGTAATGCCGCTGTCTATGCTGAACCCCATACCATGACTGGTAAAAAGGCAAGCATCAGTGAAACCACTGGCCCAACTAATAAACAGTACATGAAAGATGCCAACGTGTCTGTTGCCAATACTCACAGTAATGAGTATCCCGGTGTTAAAACCACTGGAATCAAGATGCGTGGTACTGGGTGTGCTACTAAAGGCGTGATGTCTAGAGGCCCGATGGCATGAACTATACGCAATTAAGGACGGCAATTCAAGATTACACCCAAAACTACGAAACTACTTTCGTAGCGGATTTGCCTGTCTTTATCACGCAAGCTGAACAGCGTATTTATAACTCTGTTCAGTTTCCGTCTTTGCGTAAAAATGTAACGGGAGTTTTAACTTTAGGCAATAAGTACTTAAGTTGTCCTACTGATTATTTGTCTACATATTCAATGGCTATTTATACGGCACCTGCAAGCGCACCTACAGCTACAGGAACGGCTGGGGCTGCTACCATCACGGTATCAAGCGCATCAGGAATTGTTGTAGGCCAGTACGTAACTGG